GGTCGGTAGAAATCTTCGATTAGCAGTCTGTCGCCGGTCGTCCATGTGAACGGCACGTTAGTGTTGCTGCTTGCTTGTGAGACGAAGGTGCCGACGACGTTGTAGACGATTAGTCGCGCTCTGCTGGTCGTGCTCCGGAACAATGAGCCGAAGAAATCGCCGGAGGTGTCATCGTCCTCATAGAAGACGGAGCCGCCGATGGATCCGAGATAGCTCCCATCCGCCTGAATCGGGTAATCAACGTAGACGATGCCACTAATACTGGTCGTGGAACCGAAGATGAGTTCGAGACGCCAAAATACTAGTTCGTTCACCTGACAATATTCTGCGGTTAGTGTGCCGTTACCAACCGTCAGGCTCGTAAATGACGGTGTGAACGACGTCCACTTACCGATCTCGGTTCCACCGATGCGGATGTCGCCTGTGGCGTTTATGTCGCCTGTGACGTCGAGAGCGTAGGAGGGGCTGGCGTCGTTGATTCCGACTCGGTTGTTGGCGCTGTTGACTTTGAGAACTCCGGTATCGAAATCGGCGTCGATTGCGTCGGCAAGATTCTCAATAGCTGTCGCTCCATCGGCGACGAAATCGGAGCTTTCCGGATAAGGCCATGAGTTGTTCGATGTGGTTCCCATAGGTGCTCCTAGAGCTCGACGAGTCGAGAGTCAGTCCATGTCAGGTTAGTCGGTACGAGCGCCCAGGTCCGGGTAGGTGATACCTGTTCCCATTTCTGGGCGCCACGGGAATAGCCGGCGGTCGAGACGTAGAGGCGGGCGTTGATGTTGTGCCGGCCGAGTGTGAACGTGATCCCCTCGACGAAGAATCGGGTCGGGGCGCCAGTGAAGATGGCGGGGATCTCGATGAAGGCGTCGGGGTTGAGCTCGTCGAGGACGGCGAAGAGGCGGGCGTCGGTCATGGGGCCGAGGAGAATGTCGAGCTCTTCGATCACCCAGCCGTTGACGTAGTAGCGGTCAAGCTTGTCGTTAGCGAGGAGCTCGGCGTCGGCTTCGTATCGGATGCGGGTGTAGATCTCCAGCTCGTTCAGCCCGTAGGCGTCGATCGAATCGGTGAAGTCTTCGACCCAGTAGCCGTCGGGGAAGTCGCTCACGTTTTCGGTGCCGAAGACTGTGACACGGTTCACGAGCTGATCCTGGTGTCGCTCGAAGCGCCAGAGGTCGACGATCTCGTCTCCGGTGAATGTGATATCGGGGGCGAGCTGGGAGCGGTTCGATACGTTCCGGTTGATGATGTGGGGGCCGGTAGTGTACCCGACGACGGTCGGTCCCCAGGGCATCGACTGGGTAAGGTATCCGCCGATCTCAGACGAGGCGACCTCTCTCATCACTCCGAGGAGGCTTTCGGCGTCGAACGTCTCGACCCGGACATCGGTCGATCCGATCGTCGTCCCGAGCCTCGGATCCTGGGAACCGAGGGCGTACAGCGTCGAGAGGGCGTTCGCTACGGTGTCGGTGATCTGTGTCCCGAGGGTGACGGTCTGCCGGCCGATCTCGGCGAGCGGACGGGTGACGGCGATAATCGACAGGATCGTGTCGGTGACGACGACGTCGGTGATGCCACCATCGAAGAGGCAGATAGGGGTCGTCGGGTAGGCGTCGATCTGGAGCCATACCTGGACTCGGCGGCCGATCACGAAGCCGTCGAGGTCGGGGGCGCCCGAGGCGTCCCAGATGAATCCGAGCGTGGCGTTCGAGGGTGGGACGTCTTCGCCGATCGACCGGCGGCCGTGGTTCACGATGATCTCGTTGAGAGTCCAGTCGGTGACAGCGGTCCCGTTAGCGATCGAGCCGTCCGTCGAGTCGACTACCGTGAGAAGGTTCCAGCTCATACCACCGAGAGCCGGCCGAGTCGGCGCTGGTCTTGTTCGAGGATCTGGCGGATCTGGCGGGCGGTGGACACGGGGTCGACGGCGCCGTTCACGGTGACGTTGTAGGTGTCGCCGCCCATCTTGCCGAGTCGTGAGAGCGGGATGACTGCCTCTGATTCGCCGCCTTCGCCGATCATGGCGAACGTCGGACGGGTAACGATGCCGCCCTTAGCGAGACGGAGGAAGCCGCCACCGCCTCCTCCTGTGCTGGGGGCGGTCGGTGTCGGTATTGGCGGGCTGTCGGGGGCGTCGCCGCCGCCGAACAGCCAGTCGAAGAGGCTTTCGAGTCCGCCCTGGAGTGTGAACTTCCGAGCCCATTCGGCGAGCAGTCCGATGATGCCGTCATCTCCGCCGGTCAGGCCTGACACCAGGTCGGAGGCCAGGCGCTTGCCAGCTGTGGTGAACGCTCCGGCGAAAGCGTCGACGACGGCGTTGTACATTCCGAGGGCGTAGTCGACGAGGCCGGTTCCGAGCTCCTCGACGAGCGCCGTTCCGAACTTCTCGACAGCTTCGCCGGCTTTCGAGCTGGTCTCGTCGTCGAAATCGGTTGAGGTCACCCAGTCCCAGATGGCGTCGACGAGCGAGCTCGCCTTCTGTGACAGGATGGGGCCAGCGTCTTCGGAGAACCAGGTTCCGACGGAGCTGAGCCAGTTTCCGAGCGCCTTGATTGTGTCGGTGGCGTCGGTGGCGACCCAGTCGGCGAGAGCTCCGACGAGCTCGGTGGCGTCCTCTTTGAGCTGAGGGTAGGCGTCGTCGACGAACCAGGTTCCGAGAGCGGCTAGCCATTCTCCGAGCTTCTCAATCGCGTCGAGGCCGTCGGTCTGTACCCATCCCCAGAGGGCGCCGGCCCAGTCTGCGGCCTTCCCGGTCAGGTAGGGGAGGGCATCGTTGACGAACCATCCGCCGACCGAGGCGAGCCATTCGCCGAGCTTCTCGATCGCATCGAGCCCGTCGGTCTTCACCCATTCCCAGAGAGCATCGGCCCAGACGGGGACCTTCTCCTGGAGATACGGGTAGGCGGTGTCGGTGATCCAGCCTCCGATCGAGGCCAGCCATTCGCCGAGCTTCTCGATCGCATCGAGCCCGTCGGTCTTGATCCACTCCCACAGGGCGTCAGCCCAGACGGGGACCTTGTCGACGAGGTAGGGGTAGGCGGTGTCGGTGATCCAGGTACCGAGAGCACTCAGCCATTCCCCGAGCCGGTCGATGGCGTCGCCGGCGTTCTCCTGGATCCAGCCGACGAGTGAGCCGGCGAGGTCAAGCGCCCATTCGCCGATCTTCGGGCCGTTCTCCCGGAGCCATTCCCAGAGGCGGCGGAGGACGCCGAGGAGGCCTTCCTCGGAGAAGGTGTCGGCCCACGACTCGATAGCGGGGATCACCTTATCGAGCACGAAGCCGGAGAAGCTGAGGGCGATCGGGAGGAGGGCGGTCCCGATCTGGGCGGTGACGTTGGCGAGGCGGGCTCGGAGGATTCGGGAGCTGTTAGCGAGCCCGTCGGAGGTCCTGGCGAAGTCGCCCTGGGCGTCTGCCGTCTGTTTGTAGATGGCGGCCTCGGCGGCGAGGATCTTCTGCTGTTGAGTGAGCGGCCGTTCCCGCTGTAGATCCCGAGGGCGAGCGCCTCGGCTTTCAGCGTGGCATCGTCGAGGAGTACTCCATAACGGCGAAGGGGTTCGGATTCTCCTCTGAGCGCCGCCCCGATGGCTTCGATGACTTCTTCGGGCGAGCTGTTTCGGAAGCTTGCTAGGTCCGACGCTAAGCCGAGGAAATCGTTCGTGAAGTCCGAGAGCTCGTCGCCTGCGAGTCCAGCGGCCTTGCCGTAGGTGCCGAAGACGAGGGCGCCGTCGAGGGCTTCCTGCTTCGAGATGCCTAACGCTGTCGCAGCGTCATCGGCGAAGGCAAGAACAGAGTCAGCGGCGTCGCCGAAGATCTGCCTAGTGGCTGAGATTGCTTCGTCGAGGTCGGAGGCGGCGCTGATCGCTTTCACGGCGCCGGCGGAGAGGGCGACTCCGATTCCGGCGGCGGCGGTCGCGAGGTTCTTCAGCTGGGCGCCGACGGTTCGGCCGAACCGGGAGAAGGCTCCCTCGGCTTGGCGTAGTCCTTTGTTGTCGAACGTCGAAACGATCGGGGCGATGATCGCCATCGGTCACCTCCTCTCTAGCTGTCTGTTTACGATCTTCTCATATCGGCGGAAGCTGTCGCGGATGCCTCGCTCGATGTCCGGGGTGTGTTTCTCGACCATCGGCCAGATGAACCGGTCCGCCTGGGCTCCCTGGTTTAGTTTCCTGACCATCGCCTTTCCGGAATCGGTGTGGCCTTTCCTGGCTGTGGAGGCGATGATGAGGGCGAGATGCTTCGAGCGGACCCGGAGGACCGGCCAGACGTCGCCAGGGCGGACCGTGAACGTCCTCCCGGTCGCTGTCGTGAACGTCCCGGACCGGGGCGGCCGGCCTCGAAACTGGAGTGTCGTCTTGTAGCGGGCCGAGCTGTACCGGTAACCGGTCCGGCCTCGCCTCGACCATCCTGACAGCATCTGGCGGGGCATACCGGCCTTGATGTCGGCGAGCATTGGCTGGGCATAGCTCTTGATCTCGTTAGGGACTCGACGGCGGAGCTCGGGGTCGACCTGGCGTAGAGCTCGAAGTGTCGAGTCCACGTTCTGGATAGGTCGTCGTCCGAAACCGATCATCGGTTCGCCTCTCTTGCTCGCTGTTGTAGGACCTCGACGATTGTTGACAGCATCGCCGAGTCTTCTAGGAGCTCGCCGGGACCGATCCCGGTAGTGGCGGCGACCTCGGCGACTAGCCGGCCGAGGGAGCCGCTGACGTAGGGTCCGGGGACTCGTCGCTCACTTCCGAAACGTCGACCACTTTGGTGAGCCAGTCGTCGAACTGGGCGGGGACTGGCATCCCTGCCGCCCGTGTCGCCTCATATGCCAGGGCGAAGATGTCCTCGGCGCCGACTCCTCCGGAGGCGAGCGAGCCGATGCTCTTCTTCTGGCGGCGTTCCCAGCGGACGATCGCTAACGGTTTAGCGGTCACCTGGTACGTCTCGGTTTCGGTTGTGACTGAGAGCTTGAGTTCCACGGCGAGCTCCTACGGTCAGGCCTTCGTTACGTCGCCGGAAACCTCGAACGTGAAGCTCACTTCGAGGGCGCCGTCGGCGGGTCCGCCTGCGGTCGGGTAGGTCGGGATGATGTCGCCGGTGAGGGTGCCGGCGCCGGGGAGGCCGAGCTCGAACGGGACGGCGGTCCCGGTGACTGCGGCGGTCCACATCGCGTCGCAGAATGAGCCGACGGTTCCCCAGTCCTGGTAGGCCCGGAGCTGGAGCTGGAACGTGACGGGCTGAGCGACTGCCGTGGTGTCGGTGAGGGTGATGTACTGGTCCACGGTCTGATTCGGGACCAGGCTGACCTCTGCCACCTGGGCGGAGTAGGCGACTGAGTCGATCTCGACGGTGAGTGACCGTCCGGTTTGGATGGTTGCCATGATTAGGCCTCTCTTCGGTATGTGATGGTTGCGGTGATCTGGTAGCTCGGGAGCTCCTGGTTCCCGGAACTGTAGACGCCGGGGTTAGCGGTCATCTGTGACGCTGTCGCCAGGTTCTCGAAGATGTTGTCGAGAGCGGCGAGCGTCGCTTTCAGAGCTCGCCAGTCGCCCGGAGGGGCGGCGACGAGCTGGATCGGGTAGTCGGCCTCGACGATGTGAGGCGAAAGGCTCCGGTAGGTCGGCGGGTCGATGAGGACGCCGGGGGGCCGGAGCTGAGTGACATCGGTGAACACTCGAAGGCCGAGACCTTCGATCGCCGAGACGAGGTTCTCGTATTCGGTGACGAGCATCAGCCGATCCTCGCCCGACCGATTCCGAGGAGCCTCATTATCTGGCCCATCGAACCGATCGGTCCGGTCGTCGGCATCGCCTCGAAGCTCTGGAAGCTGTCGACCGAACCCTTCTCCCGGAACAGGGCGCCGGCGTAGAGGACGGTTCCCTGTTTGGCGGCGGAGCCTGGGGCGACGGTCGGGCTGTCGGTGTAGCCGGCCGCTTCCCGTCGGTGAAAGGCCCAGTCGTTAGCGGCGTCGGTACAGAGCTCCAGATAGTCGGCGTCGTCGGTGCCGGCCTCGACCTGGCCGACGAACAGCTCGACGTCTTCGGTCGTGATCCATGTCACCTGGGCGACGAGGACCGCGTTCGCCGGGGCGAACTCTTCGACGTCGTCTTGATTGTTGACGGTGTAGGTGACCTTGTCGGTGCCGAGGTCGACGCTGACGAGGTTGTGGTGACCGTCGATCTTCGAGTAGCCGGTCCCGTAGATGTGAACGTGCTCCCCTGCCGCTAGTCCGGTGGCGTCGTCGAGCGTGAGGGTGACGACGTCATCGGTACAGGAGAGGAGAGTGATCGTTGCCATAGCGACAGGGGAGACGTTCTCAGGGGATCAGAGGTAGTAGTTCCAGTTGGCGTCGACGAAAGCGGCGGCGAAATAGCCTCGCCATGCGACACGGGTGGACAGCGTGGCGGGCTGTTCGACGCGGATGGCGCCCTTAGCCTGCTCGAACAGTCGCATCGAGTCGGGATGGCCGACGATTGCCTTGCCGGCGGCGAAACCGGTCGACACGACGAGCTCCAGGCCGGCCGGGGTGCCGGAGAAGCCGGAAGCTTCGAGGCGACCGAAAGCGTTCATCGGGTTCAGGCTCGGGAAGAGGAAATCGCCGGCGGTCGACTGAAGGACGGCGAGGTCCTTGTAACGGTCCGGTGAGAGGAACAGATGCGTCGGCATATCGCCAGTCCGGCCGGCAATCGTGGTCGCCGCCGTGAAGATGGCGGTGATGACCTCATCGGCGTCGGTCCAGTCGACGACGGAGCCGCCGTAGGTCGAGCCGGCGACGAGGGCGGAGCAGGCGATCGACTCGGTGTCACGGGCGTAGGCCTTGCCGAGCTGTTCGACGAGGATGTTCAGAGCTGACGGGTCGCTGAAATCCAACATCTGCTCCGAGGCGTCCACGAAGCCTCCAACGGTCTTCTTCGTTACGGAGACCTCGCCGACCACCATTGCGGTCGAGTCGAGGGTGTCGTGTTCTGCGGCTTGCTCGTCGACCGTTGGGCGGGTCGTGATCTTTGGGATCGTGAAGATCTTTCCGCCGGCGGGCATCTGGCGGACGCCGAGGGCATCGACCAGGCGGCGGCGGGCGCTGAGTCCGTCGTAGAGCGGGCCGACGATGGGCTCGGGCAGGATGCCGGGGATGTCGCCGGTGTCGCCGGTGGCGGCCTCGACCTTCTCGCCTCGCAGGATGGCGGAGAAGTAGTGGCCGGCGCTCTTCGGGGCGGCGGCGGCGGTGACGGCGATTGGTGCCGTCGGGATCTGGGCCGGGGCCTCGGCGGCCTCGACGGGTGCTGATTCGGTCATGGTGTCCTCCTCGGACGGTTCTGGGGTTTCGGGTGTTTCGGGTTCTGGGGCGGGTTCGACGTCATCGCTGGCGGCGACGTCGAGGACTCGGGCGGCGTCGAAAGCGCCGAACGGGACCAGGCTGAGCTCTCGCCAGCGGCCCGACTCGACGACGAGGACGCCGGCGTCATAGTGGAACTTTTCGACCTCGACTCCGACGGAGACAGCGTCGAGGACGCCGTCGGCGGCCAGGGTGAGAGCTTCGTCGCCGGCGCCGGTGGCGGAGATCTTCGCCTCGAAGAGCATGGCCTCTCCGGTGTCGACTCGGGCGGTGACGATCCCGATCGGCTGAGAAAGGTCGTGGTCCCGGATGAGCTTCGGAGCTGGGCCGTCGGTGGGGAGTGAGCCGGCCTCGAACCGGACGGGGCCGGTGGAGGCGTTGGCGTCGACGCCGTAGGGGACGGCGATCCCGGTGAGGGTCCGTCGAGGTGTGCCGTCTTCGGCGGCGACGTCGAGCTCGATCGGGTTAGAGAGTGTGATCTTCATGAGGGCGTGACTCCTGGAGTGTTCCCGGACGTTTCGGAGAAGATGGTCCGGTCGAATCGGACAACGTGGCCTCGGGGGAGGACCGTGTCAGAGCTGAGGGCCTGTTCGATCGCCGAGAGGTAGGGGAGGGCGTCCTGGGCGAGCTGGCGGCGAGCTTCTTGAGCGTTTGAGTATGTCATCCCGGACGAGGTCGGGGCGCCGACGAGGAATGGGGAGACGTTGGCAACTCGGGCGAGTTCGAGCGCCTGGTGCTGGCGGGCTTCGACGAGCTGGAGCTTCGAGGCGTCCATCGTGGACTCATGCCAGTCGACCTCGGAGCTCAGAGCGGCGACTGCGGTCCCGTTATCGCCGGCCCGCATCTCTGCCCAGGCTTCGGCGAGGTCGGACAGCTCGTCGCCTGAGAGCGGTTCGCCGCTGTTGACCTTCAGCCAGCCGAACGCCGTCGGGGAGGAGGCGAAACGCTGAGCGGCTTTCTCTAGGAGCTCGGCGGTGAGGATCGCCCTGGAGCCGGCGTCGAGGAGAGGGGCGACGGGCGAGTAGACGATGATGACGTCTTCGGTCGGGACGATTGAGCCGTTCACGGTGATCTGAGTGATCCCGCCGATCGGATAGTTCCCTTCGACTGAGGGGCTTTCGAGATTGGTAATCGCGTAGGGGAGCCAGCTCATCGAGGACGGGAAGCCGGAGGCGTAGCGGGCGTCGATGTGAAGGTAGGCCCGTCCGTAGAAGAGGAGATCGTCGAACAGCCAGCTCATCGTGTGGGCGAGCGTTGTCCGGCGATCCGGGCGGAGCATCCACGGCTCCGGCGCCAGGGGACGGTCGACGAGCTCGGTCCCGTCCCATTCCTGGACGTAGTGGAGGAGCGGAGTCGTCGAGATCAGTCCGGCGAGAAGGTCGCGAGCTCGGGAGATCGTCGGGATCCGCATCGCCCGCTCTCGGCCCGCCCCAACGGAGGCCGAGAGCAGGGCGAGGGTCGCGGTCGATAGCGTCGCCGTGCTAGACGCCTCGACACGAACGGGCGCCGGTTTCTTCGATGCTCGGAAGAGCGGCATAGGTCGGAGTCTGCCACAGCTGGCGGGATCTGGCGAGGATTCTCTAGAGAGAGAGGGCGCCCGATTCTGAGGGTAGATAGCAGAAAGGGAGAGCCGAAGCTCTCCCTCTTGCCGATCGGGGAGGCTCGTCCTCCGGTTCCGATCTTGTGGCCATCTCATGGCTCAGGCCTTGCCCGGACCAGCTCGACATCGGCCGTTTCCGATGCCGCTCTCGGAGGAGAGTCGCGGTCCAACTCGTCGAGGATCATATCACCTTCGTCGAGTCCCTCCGATCGCTGGCCGGCCGGCGTGTTTCGCTTTCGAGCAGAGAGCTACGGTCCAGACGAGACAGCGGGCGAGCTCGATCGGGCCGGGACTCTTCTCCGAGGAGAGGCCCATACCTTGCCGGGACTGGTAGCCGACCGCTCGGCCAACGTGCTCGGACAGGATCGTCTGCCCGTAGTGGGCGACCTTGCCCTCTCGGATCATGCCTCGGACGATTCCGGTCCAGCGGACGAGCTCGCCGTGGCCGACCGTGGTCTTCCGTTTCTCGTATTGGGGCGGGGCGTGAATGTCGAGCGCCGGTGTGACGGCGAGCGTGGCGCCGGCCGGGAGGAGCTCTCGGACCTTGTCCCAGGCTTCGGCCTCGCTGTTCGTGACGAACGCCGTCGAAACGTGGACCCGACCGGTCTCGTCGGGGCCGCCGAGGAGGCCAACGAATCTCGACCCGTCGGCGGAGCTGTCCATCGCCAGAACAGTCCAGGCGGGTTGGTTCCCGACGACGGTCAGGTTGTCCCATTCGCCAGGTTCGAGCCAGGACTGATCCGAAGCCACCCACAGGTTGAGGCCGGCCCGGAGGAACGCCGTGTGATCGGGACCGCCGGCTTCGTCCTCGAGGTCCTCGATCGTGAGATGTCCGTAACCGATCGACGGATTCCCGGCCAGCCAGTAGCGACGGTCGGAGAGGTCGACGTTCGGTGGCGGGGACCATTCCGCCATGAACAGCCGGCCCGGTTCGCCCTTGTCGATGACGTCGAGCCCGGCTTCCCTCCAGCGGAGGAAGGCGTGGCTCTTCTCGGTGCCGGCGGTCGAGAAGAACACGGCGAGCGGATTCGGGCGGGCTCGCTGGGTCGGGAGGAGCCCAGAGTGAAGAACGTCGGCGTCGACGTCCCAGAGCTCGTCGACGACGATCAGATCGTTCGACTGTCCGTGGCCGGCGGCCGGTGTAGCGGACACGATCCGCCAGATGGTGCCGTCGTCCCAGCGGACCTCCTTCCGACCGAAGCTCGCGTAGCTCTTCGAGGCGGCGAAACGCTCCTCAAGGATCGGGCCGAGGACGTAGTGGATCTCTTCGGCCGCCCTCAGCTCGTGGGCGACAGAGAGTACGCTCTGGGGTTCGCCTCGGATCTGCCGGCCTTCGGTGAGCCACCATCCAATGAGCGCCTGAAGGATGACGGTCTTCCCGTTCTGCCTCGCCGTGGAAACGAGACCGTGCCGGTGACGTAGCCGGCCGGTGTCATCGTGAGCGAGGAGCCCTTCGAGTACCTCGATCTGCCACGGGTAGAGCGTCCGTTGGAGGACACGGTCCGCCCATTCCACGACGAGAGGGCCGAAGCTCTCGCCCCCCCAGCTCGGCGTCTTCAGCCTGGGCGGAATCGGACCCGATCCAGCTCGATCGCCCTGGCTCCCTCCCGATCCTCCTCCCTTGCCCTCCTCCTCACAAGAGA